ATTTTAATAAACATGACTAACCAGCCTCCTATATTTGAAAGGATTGAAGCATACTGTACCAAGGGAAAATGCATTCGCTCCATACATTTTGTAATAAGAAATATCTTCCATATGTTGAATTCCGCCACCTGCTATACAATAATTAGTTGAATTTAATCCTTTAATATATTCGATTTGCTTGATAACGTGTGGTCTGAGAATCGCTCCCGATCTCGCTCCTTTATTAAGTGTGGGTAGTGTGTTACATGAATGAAATCTGTTAAATCCCATAGAATATAAGTCTTTGATCTGTTCCATTGTCATTATGGGACTTAGCTTTACTATGGGCTGTCTCTCTGCAAATTTATTTAAATCAAACCACCAATTCTGTGTAATATTGGGACAGGACATGTTCAACTCTAGTGGAATCTCTGGAGGAATAATTTCGTAAAGACTCCTCCAGTCATTCGGTTCTATTGCTGATATGCTGAGTACTTGATTGGATTTTAATGGAAATGTGAGGGATCTGACTCCTGGATTACGGAGTCCCAAGGCATTATACCATGCTTTGTCTTTGAAAGAGTATCGTAATGTTTTGAGGATTTGTGTGAATCTTCCTGGTCTACGTTCTAACGTATATGTGCCGATGACTGATTTGGCGTTTCTAGCATGAAGGTAATTACCGAAAGGAGCAGAAATATACAACATAAATTGAATGAGTTTGTTCAATGAAGTTAATCAAAGAACAAACTCAAAAATATGTTTAATTATCTTCTGCTAACTTAGCAAAATAAGACATATCCTCATCTTCTCCTTCAGAAGATGTTTCCTTATTCGTAGGAGGAGTAAAATTTTCTTCTGCAGTTTTTGGTTTAGATACAGGAGTACGCACCTCAGGAAGATTAGTTTCTACTATAAGAACAGAATCCAATCTCGCTTTCAAATCTTCATAAGACTTAAATTGATCATCACCAGTAAACTCTGTAAGAGCATACTCTGAATTCCAAATCTTTTCAAGTTCAGTTTCATCATCTACGAGTTGTGTACTTTTATCAAATTCACTCTTATCGTAATTTCGATAACCTTCAACTTGACGAATCTTTAATTTGAAGTTCGCACCCTCCCAAAGATCAAATGGATTGACAGGAGATTCGTCTTCAAATTCGGGATTCATCACATCATTAACCTTATCGAAAATCTTCTTCCCAAATTTATACAAAAAGACTTTCCCCTCATTCTGAGGATTCTTTGTGTCAGAAACAACATAAATGTTGCTGATGTAAGTTAAGCGGCGCTTTTGCTTACGAGCAATATCTTTGTTCGCCTCTATTCCAGAATTCCAAAGTTGAGAATTATACTCTGAAACAGGATCTTTCTTACCAAGAGTTGTCAAAGAGTTTTCAATGTACCATTGTCCTGTAGGTCCTTGAAAACCATGATTGAAGACTCTTGCCCATGGAACATCCTCTCCATCTACTGGGGGAAGAAATCGAATAACAGCAAATCCGTTTCCAGACTTGTCGATTTCAGGTTTCCAGAATCGATCATCGACATAACTCTTTGATTCAGAAGGAGTGTCGATCTTCTCGATTTCTTTGTGAAGATTTTGCATGAAGGATGCACGGGATTTTTTTAGTGCGGATAGTGTAGCCATATTTACCTTTCGTATATCGGAATATTCGTTGTATTAGTTGTATATTAAATTTTGTCTCGTAAAATCTTACGAAACTTCGTCTTATCCACCTCCAAAAATGGAGTGTATTTCAAAACTCTATCTCTAAACTGAGGCCAGACAAAAGTTTCTTTTATCTTTTGATCCCAGTCAGGAACAAAGTTAAGTATCATATTAAGTATAGAAAAAGTTTCCATACAAATATATTTAGCAATCGCTTGTTTCAGTAATAAAGGATGTTGACCTTTTTTAATTTTGAACCAATTTTCAAAATCTTCTTTGATCAACAATTTATCAATATCATTACTAAAAATATAACTCATGCTTTGTATTCTTTTTTGCCATTCTTTATATTTGACTTCTGCTTGTGAATCAAGTGCATCACCTATCCACAAATTTTCGTTCTCAATAAAGTTAGCAACAAAGAATTTCGATATCTCATCATCCTTATAACTTTTTGACAATTTCACAAAAAAGATTTGATCGTTGCGTTTTTTAAAAGCATTAAATGAGATTTTTCTTTTTTTATGCTTAAAGTAATCATACTTATTAGCATGGAAATGAGTCTTGATTGAAACATATTCTTTATAGCAATCAAACGGATCCATTTTTATCATAGTCCTGGTATTGTAGCAGTTTTTGGGAGATAATGCAAGGCTGTAACCTCTTCTCTTAATTTATCTTTCAGAGAACCCTGAACAAGTTTTCCAACTGTTTGAGGTTCCATTTGTGTTTCTTCACAATAATAGGATATTGCATCCAAGTATGTCATTTTTTTACTACTAACAATGTCTTCTATGATAATTGCAAAATCTAGAGGTTTTATAGTTTTAATCATTTTTGTCTATTACTTTTATTACTTCTTCAATAGCATCATAAACTTTTTCTGGTGCGATGTTTTTAGTACATTCAAACATTCTATCAGTATTTTTATGATCTGGACACCAGATCCAATCGCCAGGATCAAATTTATGTCGATTATAACAACTATTACAAACAGCATCATTATGGATTCTAAAACATTTTGAAGAAAATTCTGATTTAGGATTACTAAATCCTGATATTAATATTACATATTTATTTAAAGCCCACGCTAACCATGATAGACCAGAACCCAATCCAATGAAAAACTCAGCACCATTTAAAGTTGCTATCGTTTGATCTAAAGTTCGACCGTGCCTGCCTATCACATTTTTAGGTGATGTATTAAAATATTCTCCTTGTCCAAACGACTCATGTTTATCAATACATACTACATTATAACCCTTTTTGGATAAAAAGTCAACCACTTTGTCCCAGCCTTCTGGATTATTCCAATATTTTGCTTGGGCAGTTGATTGCATACCAATACAAACATATGGTTTTGTCAATTCTGTTTCTGTTTCTTTAACTTTTATTTTACATCTTGTTTCTTTATACTCCTTAATTCCAAGAATACCTGCACATAATTCTTGCAAAGAAACATCTTTCATATCTACAGGGGATTGAGGACTAACTTCAAAAAAACCTATTCTATAAGAAGATACAAAATCATTAAAACCAGATTCAGGAGTTATAAAGGTTATTTCAGGATATGAATCTATCAAATACTCATTGTAAAATGTACTGCAATACATTTTACAATTATGTTTTTTACGAAATTCTTCAACAACTGGCGTCCAAGCTAAAGTATCTCCCAATGCAACTGAATCAAACCAAACAAAAACATTTTTATTTGTAAGGTCTTGTTCATACTCAAATTCTATTTTTTCTGTTTCGATATTTATTGCTTCAACCCTCCAATTTATATAATAATCAAGACCGCAAGCAACCCATCCTCCAGTAGAAATATCATTAGAATAATGAACAGTATTGGTGTCTTTATCGATAAAATTAATTTTATAAGTTGCAGGAATAGGACCCCTAACAGTTAAATAAGGATTTTTTTTCATATGTAAGTCAAAAACATTTTTTCCTTCTATACCAGTGTTCTGATATGCAAACATTAGCCGATCTTTCATGTCAAACGGCTTGGTATATTTTAACTCTTTTGCCTCATAATAATATTTTTCTAATTCATCAAAAATATTTTCCCAATCTCTTTCTTTTGCAAACTCTCTTGCATTTTTAGAATATTCATCATAATTATCTAAAACATCTTTAACCTTTTCAACAATAACATCAACATCCCTTGTACATATTGTTAAGCCCTTTACATGTATGTCGTCTTGCATTGTTCCAACTACAGGCAACCCTGATGCCATTGCTTCAAGAACTGCAAGACAGGGCTGTCCCGTTTCTAAAGATGCTGGGTGTATCATCACGTGGTGTTCTTTTAATAAATTTCTTAATTCCTCTTTATCTACATTACCTACACTTTGTACATCAATATTTTGTTTGCAATCATTTACAATATCATAAAATTTCTTATTATAATCTTCATGTACTGAATCTGGACCAACAATTGTTATAGGGAGTCCCAATTTTTTCGCCGCTTGAACTGCTAAATGAAATCCTTTTCTCTCGTCTCCTCCGCCCACACAAATCAATCGTATATCTTTTTTATTTTCCTGTGGAAAAAAATAATTTGTATCTACGCCGTGATGCAATCTTCTCAATTTTTCTGGATATAAAAAATAATCTATCATATCTTCAGTTGGAATTAAACTGAACAAAGAATTCTTTATAGTTTCATTATTTGTCATATAATAATGAGAATCTTTTCCGTGTATTTTTACAAAAGCATCGTGCATTGTAAAAATATAAGGTATACACCTATCTTTCAATAAATTATAAAAACCACCAGTATGATTATGAAACACATCATATTTTTCTAAATCACTTTGTGTTATATCATCTAACCATTTTAAACTTACTTCATGTCCTCGACCTTTTGCTACTCTTATGTACTGATGTATTACTTCTTCTAATCCTCCATATCCTTTTGGGGGAATATCAAGACCACAACCAACGTGTACTTGCATTATTTTTAAATTATTATCTTCTTCTTTTTTCTCTTGTGCATCATAAACATGTACATTCTGTGTAGACAAAATAATTTCAGGCGATTCTGTTATTCGTTGAACAGTAGAAACAAAATGTATTCGATTATCTTGTGCATACCAAAAAACGCCTCGACCATCTGATGTAATAACTTCTTTTATGTCTTCAATATTATTAGACTGTGTACGATTGTTTTCATGTAAATGTGTATTATCTGAAAAAAAACTTAACTCATAATTCGCTACAGGTAATTTAGATATAATGGCTGATATTGTTAGTGGAGTATCTTTTAAATTTATTTTAACAAAAAAGTAAGAAATGTTTTTCAAATGCTTATCAAAAACTATATCATGGTCGAAAAATAGATGCCTTACTTTTGATATTTGTTCTTGGGTATAATCAAAATTCAAAAAACTTATAAGTTTTCTTTCTGTTTCATAATTTAATTTGCTTAAATAGGTGGATTCTGCTAAATCATAGATATCATCAAAATACTTAATATTTCTAGGATATTCTAAAATAAAATTGTTTCTTTCCTCTTTTTCATTTATAACTAATTGTGCTTCACCTCGAGGATTCCAATTTCTAAAATTTTCACACTCTCCGTGTTCTCTTGCAAGATATGTCGTTCTGGGTATTGTTAACCATTTTCCATATCTTTCTAAGTTCAAAAGCCACTGTCCATCATTTGATAAACATGCATCACCATCTTTGTGTTCTAGAAAATGTAATGATGGTAAATTTTTAAATATTCTTAAATATCCAAAAATGTTTGATCGTTGAGGCCATAACTTTTCAAATCCTTCTAAAAAAGAATTATTATCTCTTGACATGTATACATTGTCTTTAAAATTATCAAAGAGATTATCGGAAGTTTTAGGCAGGTCATTATGATATTTGTTTGCATTAAAATGAAGCAAGACTGCTTCTGGAAACAAGTTAAAATAATGAATTATTTTTTCAAATGTTCCTGGTAAAATTGCATCATCAGCATCTAAATGACATACAATATCACCAACCGCATGAATTTGTGGATTCCACCAAATTTCTTTCTTATGTTTAGGTTCTACTATTCTTATTCTATTATCTGCTCTTTTTAATTTTTCCATTATCGAGCGAGTATTATCAACGGAAAAATCATCAGCGAGAATCCATTCCCAATGATCATAATTTTGATAAAAAACAGAACCCGCCAATTCTTCTAAATAAGTCTCAGCATTATAACAGGAAGTCACAAGAGACAGTTTAAAACTCTTCATGATTTATTTCTATATCGCCATCTGTTAATAAAGTAGTTCCATCTTTGAAAGAGTTATCTAGATATGACTCTCCAGAACATTGAATTGAAATAGGAGATTTTACTATGCCACATTTCTTATCTGGAAAGATATTATTATTCAACCATAAATCATATGTGTCCCACTTTGTGCTTTTTAATTTTTTTCTAAAATAGGTTCTTCTCTTTTTCTCTGTAGAAATCAAATAACAATGTGCTTCAGACATTCTATCTGTTGTGCCAAAATATGCATGATCTTCGTGAGTCCAATCAGGAATTCTTTTTCCGAAAGACATATAATACAGATCATACTGATTTATATCATCCAATCGATCCATAATTGCTCTATGAACTTCATGCACTGGTTTTATAAAAACAGCATCACATTCACAAAATAAAACTGCATCAAATTCTTCATTTAGATGTTCGTTTATAGCATCTCTATGTGCAGAAAAATTACCATAATGTGTAGGGGTTAATTTATATTCACCCGATTTCATTTGCACATCATTTGGTCTAGCACATGTTTCTTTTGGAGGAAAATCTTTATATAAAGGATTTACCATTTGTACATATGTCCAATTTGCATGTTTAGATAATTTTTCAAGATGTCTTATTGACTCTTTTTCTCTTTCGCCCTCTATATCAACAAGCATGTGAACAATTTTTATTTTTGGCGGGAGTCTTGTTGCCCACAAATTTCCCAACTCCCCCTTATCTGTTACTTGAACATCAGCAATTACTTGATAACCAAGACCTTCTAATCTTGCTATAAAATCATTTGCTTTGCCTTTCATATAATCAACACCACGTTCATCCGTGCCACATGGATGTGCTTCCATAGAAAGTTTTCTCAACTTATATCTAAAAAAATCATCAGAAACGGCCGGAAATATATCCCACTCCGCCCCTTCACAATCTATCTTTAATGCATCTATTCTATCAATATTATTATTTTCCATAAATTGTTCAAGCGTAATACAATTAACGATTTCTTTTTTTCTTACACCGTGATTTTCTTTATTGCCTAAACTATTATTATAAGTTTCATAAAAAGAATTACAAGAACTAGCACCGATAGTAATAAACGTTTTAGGTGTATTATCAGCGGAAATTGCTAAATTATATTTTTTAACATTTTTATATTCTGCCAAATTTTTAGATAAAACATCAAAAGTTGTTTTAGTGGGCTCAATCGTATGAATATGTGAAGCTCCTTTATTTAAAGCATACATATCAAAAAATCCATAATGTCCACCAATATCAATTACGGTATCTCCTTCTATCAAATTTAATTTGTCATAATAATTCAATATCAAGGTTTCATAAAGAGTATACCAAGAAGAAGGATCATCTGCTATTCCATGAAACTTTTTTCTTTCTCCGAGAACTTTAATATCTACTTCAGTTTTAAGTGGAAACGATTTTTCATATAAAAGATGATGATTGTCTAATAAATTTACATCATTTAAATTAGAATAATAGTCTTTAGGAGCATCAAATATTTTTACCGTTAACCCATTTATAACATCTGCTCCACAATGCGGCTGACACCACATTGAATTCGTGAGAATGTGTGATCTGTAACATAACAATCCAGTATCTATTTCATATATACATAACAATTTCTCATGAAAACTTTCATATAAATTTAAAAAATGAAAAGTTATTCTTGTTGCTTCTGCGGGCGTTGCTCCGCCCATCGAACAGTTTACAATGTGATCACTCATATTCAACATTCTAGACAATTTAATTAAATTAATATTTAAATCATCAGAAAGCCAAGTAACTTTTTCATCATATTTGTCAAGATATGAATCAATTTTATGCGCTAATACAGGCATGTTCCAAGACAATGCCTCTTTCATTACTAGTGGATTCGTTTCTTTATCATAACCATTGCCTTTAGAGGTAAACAAAAACAAATCCATACATGAATAAAATTTATCTATATCATCTCTTTCGCCCCAAACTATACAATTATCAGGAAGTTCTTTTGTTAAAGGATCCCAGTAATCTTTAAAGTTTTCCGCAAGATTTCCTACAAAATGAAACTGAACACCAGGTAAGAGTTTAGCATATTCAATAACTTCTGCTTGATTTTTTCTTGATGTCCATAATCCAACATTCAATACATGTTTTAAAACAGGATCAACACCTAGTTCTCTCAAAGCAGTATCTCTTTCTTTTTCTGATATTTTTTTATCAACAGGATATTCTATGACACATGCAGGAACATCTACTGATCTAAATTTTATTAGTTGATTATCACTACAAAATAAAAATTTATCCGGTAAAACTTTCTTTGAAGAAGGATCGAAGGAAGAATCGTGAGAAGTTTCAAAAATTAAATAATTTCTATTTTTATTATAAATTTTTTCAGCTATTTTGTCATCCATAAAGAATTCAGGCATTTCTTCAAAATGAACAATGTGGGGTTTTATTTCATCTAAATACTTCAGAATGTCTTCTTTGTTATCAGATAAAGTTATTAAACGATCATTTAAAATGTTTAATATTTTGTCTTTTTGAACCCTATAATGACCGTAATCACTATATTCTATTACATAAATATCATTATCAC